ATTCTCGCAATCTGGAACGCAGCATGGGCATTGTTAGCTGTTCCATTCCAAGCACTTTGGGCATTGCTTCAATCTATCGCTGGTGGGGCTATGGCTGCTATTAGTGGCGTTATTAGCGCTGGTATTGCTGTGATTCAGTCTATTTGGTCAGCGGCGTGGACGGTTATCCAGACTGTTTTCTCAACGGTTTGGAATACAATCATGTCCATTCTGTCACCTATCATGGCTGGTATCTCAAGCATTATTTCAAGCACGCTTTCAGCTATCAGTGCAATTTGGAACGCTATCTGGACTGGAATTCAAGCTGTTTTAGCTGGTGTATTGGCTGCTATTGTCGGATTGGTGACGGGGAACTTCTCGCAAGTTCAATCAGCTATCACGTCAATCATGTCAGCTATTCAAGCAACTATCAGCGCAATTTGGAACGCTATTTTGTCGCTTATCAGTAGCGTATTGAGTGCAATAGCTAGCACTGTATCAAGTACATGGTCGTCTATCCAGTCAATCGTTTCAAGTGCTATGAGTTCCGTTCAGAGCATTATCAGCTCAGCTTGGAGCGCTGTTAGATCAGCAGTATCAAGTGCCATGAGCTCAATTCAATCAGCTATTACTAGCGGATTTAGTGCGGTTGTGTCAGCAGTAACAAGTGCCGGTCAGCGTATCATTTCAGCGGTTCGTTCAGCGTTCAGCGGTGCACTAAGTGCAGCCCGTGGATTTGTTGGACAAGCTGCAAGTGTCGGTTCTCAATTGATTAGCGGTTTCGTTAGCGGGGTTACATCCGCAGCTGGAAAACTGATTTCAGCGGTTAAAGGTGCGGTAAGTAATGCTATCAACGGTGCAAAAGCCTTGCTTGGTATCAAATCACCATCTCGTGTATTCCGTCAATTCGGTATCTATACGGATAAAGGTTTCATCATTGGTATTGATAGCAAAGCGGACCAAGTAGCTCGTTCAATGCGCTATATGGCCCAAGGAGCTATCGACGCATTCACCGGTCAAGATATCAATGGAGCTATCACTGATGAGCTCGGAAACATGGACGGTCAGCTAGGTCGTTTGGCAGGGTATGACCCATCCGTTTCGTTCAATGGCGGCAAGATGTCGGTTACTCAACAAGCAGCGGATATCGTCCTTAAAATGGGTGATGCAACCTACAGAGCATTTACTAATGACATCACTAACGCTCAATCAATGGAATTAATGCTTGATAACTATTAAGAGAGAAAAGAGGTTTTAGCTAATGTATGATTATGCTTCATTGAAGCGCACGGAATCAACGGTGCTGCAAAGAGCGCCGGTTGATAACATGCGTATCAACGGGACGCCTATAGAAGATATCATCCAAGGGTATCGACAACTTACAGTTAAGGGGCGTTCACTGCTCAATCGTGAAATTTCAACTACTCGTGTTCCTGGGCGACGTGGTGTCTGGGTGGACAGTGTTAATGACTCAGAGCGTGAGATTGAAGTTAAGTATCAGTTAACGACAGTCACCAGCCAAGTCATGAGGACCTCTTTCCGAGAGCTTAACCGCGTTTTGAGAGAAGTAGGGCCTAGCGGCTATCTCGAAGTGACCTTTGATGATGAGCCGGATTTCACTTACTACGCTATCTTCAAAGAAGCGGACGAAGTGGAGGAAGACAGGCTTTCAATTATTAGCAGTTTTGTCCTATTAGTGCCAGACGGCTATAAAAAACGGGTTCCAGAGCGTTCTAACGGTGTTGTTTATCTAACTTACGCTAAGCAGGTAATACCCGAGAAGATTGTAGCCGTGACATCTACAGCGGCAACAGAATTCGAAATCATCAACGGGCAAACCAAGCTATCGTTTAAGGGTAGCTATGCAGCTAATAAGGAAATCGTCATTAAATTTGGCGACGAAGAAGTGACGGCTACTTATGATGGCCGTAACATTTTGAGTGAATTACAACGTTTTAGTCCACTAGAGCAGTTTTATGTGAAAGACGGGGACAGATTGACCGGCAAGAATGTAACTATTCGTGAAGTGCAGTGGAGGGATGAGAGTCTATGATCTATTTATTCGATAAAGACGAAAAACTTATCAAGATTATTCGCAAGCCTGCCATTAAGACGGCTTTGCAAAAATTCAGTCTTACCACTGAAAACTACATTTCAGACCGCTTGACTGTCGAAATGAAAGCCTTGAAGGATGACGAACTGGCAAAACTGGAATACATGGCTATTCAGTCAATCGACGATACCCATAAATTCCATTACTTCTATATCGCCCAAGGGAATACCAAAGGGGATATCACAACGCTTATCGGTGTTCAATCTGGTATCGAGGAATTACGCAAGACGGTAGTTTACGACAAACGCCCAACAGACCAACGTGCTAGGCCAGTTATTGAATGGCTCCTTACTGGCACAAACTGGTCCCCTCGCTTCATTGCTGAAACAAACCCGAAGAGTACTAATTTCTATTACATTTCCACATTCGACGCTTTGAAAAAAGTGTGTAAGGTGTGGGGCTTAGAAATGCAATTCTTTGTTGAAATGAACGGCAGTCAGATTGGTGCTAGATACATTGATTTCAAGCGCAAAATAGGTGAAGCAGTCGGTAAGCGTGTAGTTTATGGGCATAACGCCCTTGAAATTCTGCAAGAGGTTGAGAAGACAAACCTATACACTGCCTTGGTAGGGCGTGGAAAAGGGGAACAAGTCAGTTCAGCGGAAGATACTGGAAAAGATGCTGACGGTTACGGACGCAAAATCAACTTCGAGGAAGTTGTCTGGTCGAAAGCCAAAGGGGACCCACTAGACAAGCCCCTCGGTCAGAAGTATCTTGAAATTCCAGAAATGACCGCTAAATATGGCATTAAGCAACCAGACGGCAAGATGCGCCCTAAGATTGGTTTTGTCGAATTTAGTGAGGAAGAGGATAAGAACGAGCTTATCAAACAGACTTATGATGCTTTGATTGAGTCTTCAAGACCTAAACTAACACTTAAAACGTCAACAGTGTATCTCAAGGGTGTTCAAATTGGCGACACTATCCGAGTAGCCCGACATGACAGACACCTTGATTACGATACACGCATCTTTGAGATCACGTTCAATCGCTTAAACAACGAATCTAGCGACATCAAGCTAGGGGACCGAGTTAGCGAAAGCAACGACGCAAAGGTACAGAGTACCGTCAACAAAGCTCTTGATGAGTTTAAAGCTGGTGAGTTTACTGAGTTTGTCAAAAAGTTGCCAGAGTTTATCCCGTCAGCTAATGGTTTTAACCATAACTGGTACACAAGCACTGATCCAACAGAATCTCACCCTGGACAAGTCCTAATCAATGATTCTTGGTACAAACCAGACCCAGAACATGAGGGACACACTATCATGTATCGCTGGACTGGGGAAATGTGGCAAGAGGTACTGAGAACATGGGACGGCACGGGGCTTCAAGACAAAATCAAGAAAGAATTCGAGAAAGTCGCAGCCGACATGGCTAAACAGCAATCAGAACACGACAGAGTGGTTGCTGAAATCACAGCCAAGGCCACTAATGCGGAAACATTAGCCAGTTCAGCTAAATCAACCGCAGAGGACGCTTTTAACCGTCTGAATGATGTTAAGAGCGAAGCTATCGCAGAAGCTCGTTACTTGGACACAGTCGAGCGTGCAGAGACAGAGAAGAAGATTGCTGCATCTAAAAAAGACGCACTATCAGAAGCTGTCAAACTGGTCGATAATGCTAAAAGTACGCTAAACACGGACTTATCAGAGACTGAAAAGAGAGTTGAAGCTCTAAAAGGTTCTATTGGTACATTGTCAAATGACACGTCAGTACAGTTTGCCAAGATCAATAACGCCCTCATTTCAGTAGCTAGCAAGCAAGACGTTGACAAAGTCAGTCAGCGCGTGTCTAATGCTGAGACGGTTTTGACACAGCAAGCAGGGCAGATTTCAGCCAAAGCTAGCAAAGAGGAAGTCAATGCTGTTTCTGGGCGTCTAAACAAGGCTGAGAGCTCGTTGACAGTGCAGGCTGGGCAAATCAGCCAGAAAGCCAATAAGCAGGACGTAGACACGCTGACAGGGCGTGTGAATCGTGCTGAAACGTCTATCACTCAGCAAGCGGACATGATTGCATCCAAAGCCAATAAGCAAGAACTTGACAATGTCAATAATCGAGTGCTAAACGCAGAAAGTCGTATCACTCAGCAAGCTAACGAGATTAGCCAACGAGTGAAGACAAGCGATTTTAATAATGCTACTCAGAGACTTGCGACGACTGAGAGCTCAATCACTCAACTAGGAAATAAAATCACTACTGAGATTAGTAGAGTAGACAGTAAGATTCCGACAGACTTTGGCAGTCGTAACTTGATTTTGAAATCAGCAGATTTCGAGAATCTACACCGTCAACCCGGAGGAAGCGGAAATACTACTACTACTACTACGGACGGGCAAGCTTTCCTAATCAAGTCTCATAGCTATTCGAGCGACGTTTACGGTGGTATCTCATGGAACATGGCTATTCCAGAGATTAAAGCCGGTGAAACATTCTCGCTCTTGGTTCCGGTTTACATCGACAGCGGGGTAGACATTGACCGTGGCGCTATGATTGTCATTAAAAATCATAAAAACAATGACAATCTAGTTGCTTACAATATCCCGACAGACCTCAAAAATGAGTGGTTTGACGTTAAGCTGATTTTCACTGCCGGCAAGGACATCACCCTCAGTGAATGGCCGTTCTATATTACAGTTGTTAGAAACGGCTATTTAAAAATCAAGCCACCTATGCTCGTCAGAGGGACGCTCATTCCCTTGCAGCATACAGTGGCCCCAGAGGACACAGAAGCTGAAATCAGCACGGTTAAAACGACGATAACGCAGACCGAGCAGGGTGTCAGTCAGCTATCTCAGAAACAATCTGAAACAGATAGCCGCATGACTAACGCTGAAACTACGGTCAATCACTTGGTCGATGAAGTATCATCAAAAGTGTCTAAGACTGATTTTGACAAACTGTCTAAGAGCGTAGCGGCTAATAGTACCGCAATCACTCAGACTGATAACAAAATTAGTTTGAAAGCAGACCGGACAGAAGTTCAAACGGCCAAAGCTACGGCTGACAGTGCCGTGTCTAAAGGCCAAGAATTAGAGCGTAAAATCAACCAGACTAACGCAGAATTACGTGTTACAGCGGATTCTATCGCTCAAAAGGTTTCAAGAGTTGATTTTGACAACCTTGGAAATAAAGTCACAAACGCTGAAACGCAAATCAGCACGCTAGCTGGCAAGATTGAAACTAAAATCTCCAGGGTTGACCTAGACAGTGCTATTGATAGCAAAGGTTTTTTGAAAGAATCTGACGTCAATAGATTGGTCGATAACAAAGGTTTTGCGACAGCTACGGCTGTAACAAACCTTATCCAACAGTCTGAACGAGGGACAACCCAGCTTATTAGCGAGGTCAAGAAACAGATTCCGTCAGTTGACACGCTGTCCGTAGGTGGTGAAAACTTGATCCGTAACTCAGCATTTCCAGAAACGCTTGACAATTGGGGTTATTGGGAAGTGCCACAACCTAACTCGAATTTATCTGTGTCAAGTCATTCATTCTATTACAACAGTTCTAAGCCGTTGTTTTTGCTTTCAACAACAACAACAACAACAACGCCTAGCGCTACGCTGAGATTTCCAGTGAAACGAAATACCAACTATTCGCTTAACGTTTCAATCTTGGCAGACGGCAACCTAAAAGGGATGGATATCTATTTCCTTGGGCGCAAGTCAAACGAATCTAAAACTTTTAGCAAAGTAGTTAACATCAAGCATTTCGACGGTTCGCCATCCACAAGCGGTGTTAAGAAATTTCACTTCACTTTTAACTCCGGCGAATGTGATGAAGGCTTTATCCGTATTGATAATACTGGCACAACCAACGGCAGTCAGTCTATGTTATTCTTCACCGAGCTGGATTGCTATGAGGGAACTATGGACCGTGCTTGGCAACCGTCTCCGAAGGACGCAAGCCAAGAGGTGACAGTCAAGTTCAATGAAATCAAGTCTACCGTTGACGGTTTCAGCCGGACAATCGGTGAACACGGCAAGTCTATTTCGCAAATTATCCAAGAGGCACAAGGTACAGTTTGGAAAGTCGAGAACCTAGAGGATAAGTGGGCGTTTAATCTTGGTGTAACTAACAAGCAACTAGACAAGCTAGATACTGGCCTTGAAGCTACCAGGTCCGAAATGTCCCAGATTGCTGGTTCATGGGCGGTCAAGAATTTGACAAGGTCTGGTGATGTGCTCAACCAAATCAATCTCAATAAGGACGGCTCGGTTAAAATCGACGGTAAACTGGTTCAAATCACTGGTTCTACTTACATCGAAGATGGTGTCATTAGCTCGGCTAAAATTGGAGAATTATCAGCAAGTAAAATCACTAGCGGACGCTTAAACGCTTCACTGGTTAACGTTGTCAATCTAAACGCCGAGAGTGTCACAAGTGGTACGTTTACCGGTTTAAACTATCGAGGAGGTAGAATGGAAGGGCTTAACGGATCAATGAGAGTTGACTTAAACCAATCTGAGATTCATTTCTACGACAATGCAACGATTGAATTTCATAACAAAGACAATGCGATAGTTCGACGCAAAGGGACGCACACGGCGTTTGTGCATTTCAACGACACTCCACCAGATGAAGATGAAGGTGTCGGCTCGTTGTTTGCTGCGATAGGCGTCACTTCGTCTGGCGATGGAATTAATTCAGCATCATCCGGCCGTTTCTCTGGGCTTCGAGTGTACCGCGCCGCAAGAGGGTTGGAACATAGTGCAGTTTTCGACCAGGCGGAACTCTATGGCGACAGAATCTTGCTAAAAGACGACTTTTATTTTGACCGTGGGTACTCTTTCCACCCGGCTTCGCTTCCAAAAGGCCGCTGGATAAATGTCACCAATCTAGGATTTGCTGCCGCAGCTCTCGCAAGGGTTTGGCAGCATTTTCTAAATGTAGGCGGAAACGGGAGAGATCCAGCATTTATTAACGCATTAAAAAACGAGCAAGCCACTTTCGGCAAAATTGCTCACTGGTAGGAGGAAACACTAATGAACGAACAAATTTACACTTCAATGATTCAAGATATTGCAAGTCAGAACGCTAATTTGACGATTGAAAAAGCTGAGTTTAAGGCTCGTTTGCAGGCAACTGTTAGCGAACTTGAGCAGGTCAAATCTCAACTAGAGCATTACCAAAACGTGCTAGCGTCTGATTCAGACCTTAACGACCTCTTTAATGAGGCAGCGCAGAAAGGAGCAACTAATGAATAAGTCTAATTTCAGTGTTACATCGAGTTATCTGACCAACCCGACAACAACACGGATTGCCATCCAGTCCAAAGATGGCTCGACGTGGTTGACACGAGACGTTCCGGGAGACCACACAAGCAAGACGGATGAAGCTAAAATCCAGCTCATTTTAGACATCTTAGCGACTGAGCTGGACCCTGCAGGGGCATTGGCACGCTATCAAGCCAAGTCAGAAGAATCTATCAAAGGCCTTGATAATCGCTTGAATCTAGCTGAGAAAGTCGCTGAACAAAGTGAATTGACTCGTAAGATTGCTAACGTGTCCATCCTCAATGCGGTAATGAGTCAGAATATCCAGTATGGCACAATCTACAAGCAATATTTGGAATTGTTGCCAGTCGCTAAAAAAGGCGATGTATTCAACGCTGGGGATATCTTTGCTATCGAAGCCCCAGACCATGAAGAAGCAGACGGAGAAGGTAAGCTGGTACTTATCCAAGTTAACGCTTCTTTCACTTATGAAAACCAGCCATTCGCTGACTTTGCAAAAGGTGGCAAGCTCGAAAACAATGGGGTTGCCACTGCATGGCTATTTAGACCGAAGGAGGGTTAATGGTACAGAAACCAGACGGCATTTTTGGTGTCTTCGATGTGGTCCGTGACTTCTATGCGCACGGTATCGATGAGCATTTATGGGTGTTCCTGCTTATGGTAATCATCGCTTGCGATATCGTCGTAGGCGTGTCCAGGGCGTGGGCTTACCATGAATTTTCAAGCTCTAAATTTCGCAAGGGGCTTGTCAGCCATACAGCCATGATTACATTCGTAGCAATCTTCTACCCGTTTGCAGTCTTCATGAACTTGGTAGGTGTCCTAGATACATTTATCTTTGCCATGATTGCAGCATACGGCTCTAGTATCTTAGCTAGCTTGTCATCTCTAGGGGTGGAAATCCCATACTTTGACAGGTACATCAAAAAAAATATTGATAAAGAAAAATTTATTTTGACCTCAGAAAATGAGGATGAAGAAAAGGAGAATAATGACAATGATTAATTTGAAATTGCGACTAAAAAATAAAGTGACGTTAGCAGCTCTTATCTCAGCAGTATTCGTTATGCTGGGACAATTTGGGCTTGAGATTCCACACAATATCCAAGAGGGTGTCAATACTCTATTGATGATCTTGGTAATTCTTGGTATCGTTACTGACCCAACAACCAAGGGTGTAGCTGACAGCGAACGAGCATTGAACTACAACGAACCTCGTGAGGACTAGCCTATGGCTAAGCTCATGACCTCTATCAACCAAATTGAAGGTGGCGACGTCCTCAAAAGCGGGGACACCACTTCCGTATTTGGTTTTGACATTCTGGGTTATGATGGAAAACGCATGGAGTTATCCGGAACCGGTAAGCTGACACTTTCCAACGACGAAACCGTGGCATTGTACCAAGATGTAACCGTAGAGAACGGGCATTTTACCTTTGTCATGGGTAATGTGGTAGAGCCTGGCACTTACTACCTCGAAATTAAACTGAATGGGCATATCTTCCCGTCTAACAATTTCAAGGTGAAAGTTAAGAACTCACTAAACGTCGATAGTGCTATTCCATCAGACAAGAGCCCAAAACTAAAGTTACTAGCTGATGAATTACGAGATTCCGGGTTAATCAGTGGTGGCACTGATACCACGGAAGACCTCGTTAATGTCTACAATCTAGCCAAAATTTGAAAGGAAACATAAATGAGTAAATTACACGATTTTGCCCAAGCTGTGGGTGCTGATATCAAAGAAATCAAGGCATCGATTGCCAGCAAGACGACTGGTGTCAGTGAAGAACGTTTGACGCAAGCTATCACACAAGCTAAAACCGATATCATCGGTAATGCACCGGAAGAACTCGACACACTCAAAGAAATCGCTGATAAAATCAATTCAGCGGGTGGCAATACTGACAGTGGCATTATCTCTAAAATGACCGAGCTCGGTACTCGTATTGATACCATCGAGCAAGAAGACCTTGTGAGCGTATATAACACAGCCAAAAACACTCTCTAATGAGGTGGGCTTATGAGTAATTTAAAAGATGTAATAGAAACTATTGGCCGCGATATTGGTGAAATTAAAGGGAAACAATCTTCATCCTTGTCTATCAGTCAAGCGTATGGGTTGTTTCCAACATATAACAACTTTTTCCTACAGGTTCTAGAACAAAATAAATTTGCGGAAGACCCAATTGTAACAAAATCTCAATTACCTACAAGTGAAATTGACGCTTTGAAACAAAAGGTCGAAGAGTTAGAGAAAACTATCTTGGAGATTAAACAAGCTATTCAAAAATAAGTACAGACGGGGCTTGTTTCGGACATATCAACTATTTAGCTACTAACCCAACCGTTCCGACTGGTTGGACAAAATTAAATTAAGGAGGCCTACTATATGGCAACAGATAATGACATCATTCAATTTGCAGAAGACCTAGCTAACGCTGGTGTCGGTACCGATGCAGATGGAAGTTGGGGTACACAATGCGTTGACTTGCCTAACTCTATCTCAATTAATTTCTTTGGCCGTGCTCTTTGGGGCAATGCTATTGACTTGCTAAACTCAGCGGCAGCAGCAGGCTATGAAGTCGAATACAACCAAGAAGGCAACCTTGATAGCCGTCCACGTCGGGGGGCTGTATTCGTCATGGATACCACCTACATCGCAGGGCATCCATACGGGCACACTGGTCTGGTTATCGAAGATTCAGACGGCTACACTATGCGAACTATTGAGCAGAATATCGACGGTAACGCTGATAGCTTATACATTGGCGGACCTGCTCGTTACAATACACGCAATTTTGACGGTATTGTAGGTTGGTTCTATTTCCCAACAGATAACCAAACACAAGCCCCTGCACCAACACCGACCCCGTTTGATGGTATAATTACTATTAACGAGGAAACCGGAACATTCACAGTTGAAGTATCAGCTCTTAACGTTCGAGCTGGTGCCGGTCTAGGTGCTGAAATCGTGGCAGTCTATGGAGCCGGTGAAACTATCAACTATGACGGCTGGTGCGACGTTGACGGCTATATCTGGATTAGCTACATTGGCGGTTCTGGTAATCGTCGCTATGTCGCAGTCGGTCAATCAGAGAATGGCCGCCGTGTAACGTCATTCGGTTCATTCACTTAAATTGTAATTAACAGACCACGAATCAAAATAAAACAAAAAGGAGTATATCACCTCCCCTCACACTGCAGTAGGGATACCATGGCAGTAGTGGTCGAAGCCTCAGCATTTGCTGGGGCTTTTTTTATTTGGTATAATTAAAGTCCATCATAGGCAAAGAGCTACGAGGTTATCTCATAGCTCTTTTTTATATTTGATAATCTCCACGATAAGTGTTAACATATTCTTTGGAATACTTGGCGTCTTTCGATGAATATTCTCGAACTGTCCCCGGCTTTTGGTCGGGGGTTTTTGTGTCTTCTTTGTATCGCATTAGACATTTAATCTAACTTGAGGTACACTATAGACGGACTTTCACGTTCAATGTTTTTGTTTTTTTCATGCCGCTTGGTAGCTCATGCTGCCAAGTCTTTTTTTATAAAAAAGGGGCAAATAAGGGGCAATAAGTGTAAACTTTAGTAACTTTATGTGCATTTTACCGTCTACATCTTACACGCATATGTCCTTATTTAATAGGTTTTCTTCCTATTATATACGCATTTAAAAACCGATTAACTTTCCCGCACAGTAAAATAATTTAAGTAGAACTTAAATTGAAAGAAGGTCTTTAGGATCTTCTTTTTTTGGCTCTATAATCGATTTAGTAGGTTAAACTATTGAAGAGATTATAGAGCTTTTTTCCTAGGTAGCTAAATCAATTGGATAA